CTTACGGCTCCGTTTAAGAAGTTTGATATTTAAGTTTCCACCTGACAAGTCAGGCAATCCTTATTCTTACAGGCGTGTCCACTTCGCCTCTACCGTATAGGATGCTGACATCCACAACGCTACTTTTAATCATAACCGACATTCATTCCATGACCTAAAGGCACGTGGGTTTTCTGTCGGGAACTTTATAAATATCAGTTTCGCAAATTTGGCAATTGGCACACTCTGTGCCTGTACATCCTGAATATCCGATTTCACTAATAATCCTGTCAAGCAGAAGCCAATCATTTATCTCACTATTATCTTTATCTTTTTTCATAATCATTGTCTACCTCGCAATCAAGAAAATAACAATTTACAACGTCTCTTTCATCTGCACCTTTAAAATATCCTTCTTTAAGTAGCGACATAAAAAACTTATCATCACAAAAGAAACGTGAAGTAGCGTTGTTATAATAATTAAATTTTAAAATATCATATTCTAATTGTGATATTTTATGCTTCTTTAATGGACGTTCATTTGGCATCTTCTTCTACCTCGCAATTACCAAAGTAATCTTTAATGTACATATCTTTCGTAACTCCTTTGAAATATCCAATTTCATGTAGCCTATCAAACAAAGAAAAATTAAGCATTTTAACGCCGCCAAAATCGAATAAATTAGTATAAGCATCTAAAATGTCATATTCCAACTTCGATACTTTGTGTTTTTGTGGATGTTCTTTGCTCCATCTTTCGACTACATTAATTATTTTAAACATGCCAATCATTTGAACCCCTTTAATCAGGTCTCCACACCCAGTCTCGTGAAGCGGGCATTCTTCGCATTTTACGCCAGAACAATCACCATATCCTTTATAATTTTCTCTTAGACTGTCCCACATTCTCACTAATTCTTTCTTGTATGTTTCTTCATCTAGCATAATAATTTACTCCCTCGAATCCATCATTAGATAAACAATGATGAACAGCAATACAAATATAGCTGTATTCATATCCACATCTAACACCTTCCTAATTCACTTGTTTCTATCATCTAAACATCATCTTTACTAACATATGCATAATTCCAATCACGATAATTACTGACACTGGAATTAAGCACATTATTAGTGCATAAATAAAAGCTGCTACAAAATGTTCCCTAAAAATCGTTGCGAACAGCAATGATATAAAAATAATCAATACAACACATAATAGTGACTTAATGACATTTGACTTATTAATCTTATTAATCACATTCATATAATCACCATCCTAGCTGACTTGTATAAATCCACTCTGAATCATCTGGAACGCAGATTGTGACCATGTTCACTCTATCATATATGTGATTGTCATCTAACAAGAATGCATCAACATTGTCTAATTTTCCTGACCAGATAAGAAAACCAATATGGTCGTAATCTCTTCTGATAATAATTTCTGAATCTTTTTCTGGCTTTACATCATGCCATTTTTTGACTCGTACATTCATACTCCTTCCCATTATCAATCAGCACCTCCATATTTATTTTTAAGAATATCAATAATCTGTTCCATCTTAAGAACTCCCTTATTATCATTATTGGTCATTTCAATAGCTTCATCTGTCGTGGAAAGAATCATCATTCCATAGAGCATCTGGTTAATTCCGAATGAGCGTCTGAAATTCTTTTCATCAAGATTGTTTGTTCTGATGTCATCATAGTGATAATAGACATCCTTATTTTCTATTTTTTTGAGTGTGTTCCATAAAGCATCTAATATATATGCATCACATCTCTTCTCATCCATATAACTGAGTATCAGACATCTAAGATAATGTGCCATGTATTTCCATCCATATAAGACACCTGTCTCACACATTGAACCTATTGCATGTTGCTCTGGACACATGACAACGGCATCCGAATCCCATAATCTATCAATATCAGCCTTGACGATTTTCTCCGCGAGATGGTCATTCTCTTCTTTTGTCATTGCTGATTTATTATTGATGGAATCGTTCTTGATTGGAGAGTAAATATCAGCATTGATATTTGCGTTCATAACTTGCTGATATTCTTCTTCCCTCGCAAGCTTAGAACCTTTCGTCATAATATCTCCACCCAGATAAATTTTTGGTTTGTTCATTCTTTTCTTTATTTCCCCTTTCTAATTTTAATTGGTAGTAAAATCTTTCCATTTTTAACATCTTTCCATGAAACTTTTCTTGACATAATATTTATCTAATAACATCCTTACAGTACTTTAGTAATTATTCACAATTATCCCGTTTTGATAACTATCTAAATATCTTTCCTTATTTGTTAAAATGTAGTTTCGTCAAAAACAATCTGATTTTCTAATAATTTATTGCATACATATATACTTTGAAAGTTTGGGTTTTTTAGTAATCCTTTATCCTTGTGACAAAATTTCATTCTTCCTCTTGGTACAAGCATTTCAACTTTATGATTTCTAAAAATATCCACTCTCTTTTTGTTGTCAAACAAACCGTTAAAATTGATAATCAAGGCAAACGGAATATCCCATTTATACAACTTTTGGAATATCTTATCTCGCTTGCTAAATGGTGGATTAGATACGATTATATCCCCTTGTGGTTCTTGATATTCAAAGAAATCCTGTCCTGTTTCTATATGTCCGTAATTAACTTCAAAACCTTTGTCCTTAAATGTCGTTACAAACTTACTATCTGCCTTATCAAAAGGACACCATATCGTCTTATACCCCCCTCATAATATATGGAACAATCATATCTACTGCATCCTGCTGTGTATAATATTCATCCCCGTTTATGCTTTGTCTAACTTGTTGCGAAAAACTCATTTTGTTTTATTCCTCACTTTCCGCTTTGATAACTATCTAAATATCTTTCCTTTGCAGATGGATTAGAGATAATTCCATCAAACATTCCACAAGAGTGCATTTCTGGGCAATGTCCTCTATAAATGCACTCTGGCACCATGCAATGAGCAAGCTCTGGTTCGTATTTGTTAATTTCATAAACAACTCTATCCCACAACATACGTGTCTCTGTAGAAGCATTGTTACATAGTCTCTTTCTTGAGATATTAATAAGTGCCTGAGCATTCGCAACAAACGTGTAGTCAACAAGTCTTGATTGCTTTAATTCATCTCTGTCAATCCCAGTCCTGTCAGTCCTTTGTGTTGATACATAATGTTCAATTCCAAACTTATGTCTTGTAAGATGCATCACAACCCAGTAAGGAATATTCTTAATTCTTACTGTCAATGTAATCATTCTTATTGGTGAATGCTCAGCTTTGAGCATTTTCATCTTCCACTTGGAATCTGGGTATTTCCCACTTTCCTTTCCAATTGTATTCATGGCAAGATTCTTCACATCCTGCCATTTATCTTCATAGTTTATAATGCTTATTTCAGCGTTTCTTATTGTTTCTAAAGTATTTGAATATTCTTCTTTATACCCATCCTTCTTCATATGTTACTTCCTTCTCTACTGTTTCTTCATCATAATCTTCATCTTCATCTTCATCATAATCATCATAATCATCATAATCATCATAGTCTTCATCTTCATCATTATCATCATCATAATAATCATCAATTAAACTGTCAACTGAATCAAACAAATAATCCATATCACAACATCGAGGAATATTACCTCTTCTCCTTTCTGTTTAAATTATATAATATTCAATGTTTACTTGTCAATAATAATAAGTAATTATTACCAATGAATGTTAATATGTTGACAAAAATAATTTAATAAAATATAATATAGACATAAATAAAGGAGGAATTTGAGTAATTTATGAATAACATTAATGAGAAAAAATCAGAAGGTTCTAATGAGAATATCGCATTAGGTAATTCTGTAAAGTATTTCAGAAAAAAAAGTGATATTACTGGTAGATTATTATGTAACATAATGGGACACTCATATGGATGGTGCAACATGATTGAAAAAGGAAAGTCAAGAATAACAGTGCCAGACTTATTCAAGTTCTGTGAACTCTTTAATGTGACACCAAATCAGTTCTATGATAAATACAATGAAGAACTGTCAAAGATAGAAGCACAAAAAAATAATGATGAATAAAGGGATGTGAATATATAATCGCATTCCTTTTTTTTAATGTTCATATAGTAAAAAAGACTTCATCAAAAGAAGTCCTTTCTACACACTTATTTTCCTGTAGAACCAAATCCACCACTTCCACGTTCTGTGGTATCTAATTCATCAACAATTTCAATTCCTTCAATCAGTTTATCATCTTCATCATCACTTGGCATGACAGAAACACCATGCTGCATAATGATAAGCTGACAGAATCTTTCATGCATTTTAATTCGTTGAACATCATCAGAATAGTTATACATAGCAACAATAATTTCACCGGTATAATCAGCATCAATAATGCCGACTGTATTTGCAAGCATGAGATGTCTTTTAGTTCCAATTGATGAACGTGGAACAATCATGCCATAAGCCCCTGCACCAATACTTAATGCAATACCAGTCTCAATGATAGCCATGCTGTGTGGCTGAATTTCTACATCATATGGTGAATAGATATCATATCCCGCAGACATATCAGTACCCCTTGTAGGAATCATAGCTGTTTCTTTTAATAGCTTAATCTTCATCTTATTCTGTTACCTCTCTTGCTTTTACTTTTGTTAGTAGCTTTTCCATAATGTGCTTATATAAAGTGTTTTCATCCTCTACAAGAATGTCATAGGACACGTCTTTATCATTGGAGAAATTTCCGTAAGCATCAATGATGTATACAACACCCTCAATTTCTCTTCCATTAGACACAAAAGACACCTTGTCTCCATAATCATATTTAGGTCTTCCTAACATTTCTTCATATCCATCCTTTTATTCATTTTAGTTAGTTATATCTAACTTATTAATAATTATAATTATAGTTAGTCTCGTCTAACACATATAACATTAGACAAGACTAACTCATTTACTATTAATTAAAATAATTACTGTCACATACACTATCGACAAATGTACTGAACTTACCTCTGTGATTATTTTTCAGTTCGCAAATCTGATACCAGTCAACTCCACTTTCTCTAAATGCTTCAATATACTTAGCAAATCCATTGTCATTATTTCTCATGTCACACTGACCAGTATGACCAATAATGATTGCCTTACAGTCATCATGAAGTCTTGTCAATGTCTTCTTGAGATTATCAAAATGGAAGTTCTGTGCTTCATCAATAATAACAGCCTTATTCTTGAAGTTACATCCTCTCACGAATGTGTCAGTAGCACATGTTATATATGGCTTCTGATTAAGCTTTTTCTGAGTCTCAATATCAGTGACAATAGCCGTATTCGGATTGATATTAAGCTGTTCGCAAGCGTCATATAAAGGCTGCATATAATACTTAGTCTTGTCATTCACATCACCGGGCATGAATCCTAGTGTACCTTCCTGTACTGGTGACATGAAATAGACAATTCCATCAATCATCTTGTACTGATACATAAGGTTAGCCACACCTAACGCTATTGTTGTTTTTCCTGTTCCTGCCTTAGCGTTACATAATACAGCAATATTCTTTCTGTTCCATATTGCATCCCTGAATATAATCTGTTCATCATCAAGATTGATTCCATAAAAGGTACTCATTCCTTTTAGGTCTTTTGGAGGTTTCTTTTCTTGATGACTTTTCTGTTCATTGTTGCATTTTTTCAATATTATTTCACCTATTCTTCTAATACTGTGATTTCACCATTCTTGATAGTCTTCTTCATATCAATTGCTCTCTGATTTGTAGAGCCAGAATATTTTCTTCTGATGTCTCTGTTCTCATCTTGATATTGACCATCAACAAGATAATCTACATTATTGATGATATAATTAATATAATCATCTTCTTTAGCCATTTGCCATAGCTGTTCAATTGTATATCCAGTCCATAGCCATATTTTCTTTTCATCATATAAATGGTATTTTGTCAGTCTTACAATCTCATATGTTGAGAAAAGATTTTTCTTATCAAGTGGTTCCCCACCTAGGATTGATAAGTGGTTTACATGTTTATTGGATGCCATATGCTTAATGATTTTTTTAATTACATCATAGGTAAGTTCATTTCCTGTATCATAATTCCAGATTGAACTGTTCTGGCATCCCTTGCAATGAAAATGGCATCCGCTAAGATAGATTGATACGCCAATCCCATCACCATTGGATATACAGTAATATTTTACATTTGCATAATTCCCTAATTTCTCCATTAATTATTTTTCCTTAATTTGATTGTCTTCAAAGTATTCATTCTCCAAGTGGGTTTTTCTGTCATGAATATCATTTGCCCGGCCTTCATTAAATGGGTTCGTTGAAATATCAACTGTTCATAACTTAATATGAACAATTGGACTATCTCTTTACCATGCACAATATGTTAAATTGTGTTTAGGTAGCACGCACTTCGGCATATGCATTTCATCATATGCCTAAACAGATGTCTCTGTATAGTCTCTACACCTTTAAGCGATTTATATCACAAACTTGGCACGGTATTATTTATAAATAAATAATTTATCTATAAGTTTTCACCGTTAGCTATATAATTTATATAACACCCTAGATTTCTAGGTTCACGTATTTATCATTATATGGTTTCCCAATATAAGGAGCATAACATTTTTGTTTACCCACATACTCTCAACGCAATATTCATCTTGTCAAAATCATCATTGCCGCACTGTGGACAATGGAACTTCAAATCATCTTCCATATGAATATCAGTGCATCCACACACTTGACAGTATGATGTCATTGTATTAATTTCAGCATACATGATTGTGTCATAGATATGCTTCATGATTTCAAGCACTGCATCAACATTCTTTGTAATATTTGGTACTTCTACGTAACTTATTGCCAAAGTCCTTTGTCAATGAGTTTATTTTTTACTGTTTTAAATAGCTCTTCTTTTCTTTCTTCTGGTAAGTCTTTTATATAATTAAATTTTCTTAAATGTTCTTCTTCATTACAAAATTCCTTAAAGACGATTCCTTCTGCAATATAGCGTTTATATACCGCTTCTTTTAATTCCTTGCATAATCCTAAATGACATCTGATGCCATTTTCTCTTATTTCTGGGTCATATCTATTCTTGTCTTTCTTATATGAAACACCAATGAATCCAATTGTATTGTTGCTCATAAATGAACGATTTAAAACATTTTCAGATTGTGTGCAAATTCTAAGATTGCAAACTCTGTTATCATTTGGTTTCCCATTGATATGGTCAATAACATTATTTTTCATATCATCTTTAGTAACTCCCATTACAAGCCAGCTTAAATCAACTTGATTTCCTTTTGATTGGCTACCAGTGACAATATGACCATGAGATTTCCTCCATTTATGATACTTGACGATATGCAACTTATCCTTATCAACAATAAATTCATCTATCTTCTCATTTCTTTGATTATAGACATTGAATACAGCAATATCGCCTTTTATCGTATAATCGTTTAAATCAGAATTTGTTCTCTGAATGTTGTCTAAAAACTTACCATATTTATGTAATTGATGCATATGCTTTGAACATAATACATAGCCATGCATTTTTATTTTTTTAAAAGATTCTCTTCCACATATATCACACTTATATGTCAATTCGTGTCTCCTTTCATTATATTGTTGAACTCCCGACTATATCTTAGCGTAGCAGGTAATACACTACTTCACACCTTTTGCACTTCAAGCTGTACTCATATCAGCCTTACATAATAGTCTGTACACCTTCAAATGATATTAATCATTTGCTTGGCACGTGATTGCCTTGACAATCTTGCTAATAAGGTTTCCCACGTTAGCATAACTGTTTACTAGTTACACACCCATTGAGTAAAATGGTTCACAAAATTTGAGGTAGCTACAAGAGTTACGTATTTGAAGTAACCACCTTGAGAATATTGTTGGAATTCACTTTCATATGTAAGCTTGCTGAACGCATCAATATTCTGAGATGGTGTGATGTGATAGCTATTTGTTACATAATCCTTGTCAGTGATTCCTTTAATGATTCCAAATCTTCTTTGAAGAGACTTGGCAAATTTATAAGTTGTCGATTCAATCGTTTTTTCGACTATATTTTCATCCGTTTTCACAACGGAGTCTGCTCTTTCGCCCATATAAGGCTACTCTACTCGTATTCTAACTTTCGATAGTCTGTTCACATTTATTGGTCAAATATGCAAAATAATAATTTTGTCGTTTTGTTTTTGGTTTTCCTTTTTTAGTTGTGTTGAGATGACTTTTTCGCATGTATTAGTTTTTCTAGCTGCGTCACCTTGATTGATGAATACGTCAACCAATTTATCAGTATCATATACAAATCTTCCGATGATTCTATTAGCGTTTACAACAACATCATCTTTATAGCGAAAGAAATATGGCTTTCGTACTGGTCGATGATATTTAGCCTGTCTTGAGATTGTTGTTTGTTTTATTCCAGTGAGACGAACAGCTTCTCTAATAGAACCAAATTCACCTAAGACTTTATTTGTAAGTGTATCATACATAACGACTGGCTTTGATTGCGAATCGTCATATCCTGAATCTTGTGGACATAAACCATCATCATGAGCTTTTCGTATATTTTCTTTACAAGTTGTCCAATAAAGATTTTCAACACGGTTGTCACACTTGATGTTATTCTTATGTCCCACAATTGGCAATCCGTCTTGGTTTGGAATAAAAGCTTCGGCTACAAGTCTATGAACACGGCGTTCTTTACACTTTTTAATATCATAATAATAAATTCCACAATAGTTATATCCATAACATTTATGCTGACTTTTTTTCACAAGCGTATTTGTAGTTCGACCTTTGTAATTACTTCGATAAGTATACACGGAACCGTCAATATCAATAAAGTCCTTGCTGTTTTTAATACGTTTTGCGGTTTTTGGTAATTCCATGATAGCGACCTCCTTTCTTATTTTTTTTGTTTACATATTGACCAAATTTAGCACAGGATTGCTTATTGCTTTCCCTGTTAGCATACGAACAAGCATCCATTTCCTGATGTTCCATGTAATATATATGTTTCGTATACACCCTACGTTAGTAGGTTAGGCAGTTTTTTCATTGTAGCTTACGCTACAAGCCCCCATTGAATCCACATAGGGGAACCGTAAACTGAATACCCAATATTCTCCTTTTCTTTCCATTTTTCACAAGCTTCATTGAGCTTCTTCATTACATCTAATGCAAATTCATGACCTTCATCTGTAATCTGGTCTTTTCCAGTCATGTATTTCACGCATTCATATAATCCTGCATCCTTAATACCCTTGGTTTCCCGATATTTAAGTAAGGGAGTAGACTATACCATTTCTTTAAAAACATTGTTTATTTCATTAAGTTTTTTATTAATAACTTTTAAGTTATATTCTAAGTATTCTTTTAATGGAAATTTTAATTCTTCATATATCATTGCTTTACCTGTTCCACGGCATATAGCTCTTGCATATGATAATGATATATTATACTTTATAGATAACTCTTTAATTGTAGTTTTTGTTGTCAACATATCTTTCATTAATTTTAGTTTATCAATTGACGACATACGTACATTCTTATCTTTTCCTCTTTGTGGTTGAATTGGAAAAGAAATATTATCTGGATATTTAAACTTTTCGTATATTCCTGTATTAATTTTACTAACTGTTGAAATTGCAAGATTAAATTGACTTGCAATCCACGAACTTGAGAAAACATGCAATTGTAACAATTTAATTACTTTAATAAACATTTCATATGTACATATTGTTATTTCTTTGTGTCTAATAGGATAATTAATTAAATCATCCTTCCAAGACGCTCCACGATTAATATCACTTATCGCATAAATAGTCATATTATATTTAGCTGCAATTTCAGTTTCACTCATATCTGTGTTGGCAAGCAATTCTTGTATTTCACAAACCTCTTTTTTAGATAACTTCGCTCTTATTGGTGAATCAGACGGCGAACCTCCACGTAATTTGTTATATCCAACATTAGGGTAATCAAGATAACATGAATGTAATTTTTGAATCCAATATATTTCTCTTGAGTTAAGGTCTTTTTTATTTATGTTCGTTTCTATTGATTCAATAACAAAATTTTCAACACCATATTTTAGCATTGCATTATGTAATGCACTGCCATCTTTAATTTGTCCTTTATGTTTTATGAAACGTTGTTCAATTGTTTTTGTTGTTTGTCCAACATATATTTTTCCATTAATTGTATTAGTAATTTTATAAATTGTTCCTGTGTCTATAATTTTTTTCACTCCTCTACTATTTATCTTATTTTTTGTTTTTAAAGAATCTCTATTATAGTCGTTGAACGTTTTTCTTCTTTTTGAAGAAACTTCGCTGCGTCTGGTTTCCCAATCCTTAATGTTGTTACCATACATTAGTCGCTAACTTCTCCACATCAATATCACTATTAATGCTTGGTAATTAAGGCTCTAAGGGGTTCCCCGCAATTTAAGAGATTTTACTAGGACAATTGCAGTTGTTTATCCTAGAGAAATTGTTGAATAATTGCCAAATAATAATTTATCAATTGTTTCACCGGGTTTAAGTCTTGCGTATGCACCATGTTGCCACAGAATCGGTGCTACATCTGACTTAACGCCTAACAGACTTTCGTGTCTGACACGCAATGCCCTATGACACAATTCAAGTCTTTCATCAAAAATTTTCCAGAATTTATCCATATCTTTTTTTGAAGATAATGCAATATCTGGTAAGTTTAATGTAATAACACCTTGGTTGAAGCGGGAGTAGAATTTATATTTTCCGTTTTCGTCTTTCCAAGGTGATAATAAACTTCTACACAATGCAGAATTAATCTTGCATTGGACTATATCTTTATAATGTTCCTTTTACCGTTACATTATTGCTAGGTCTTTCAATTTAATGGAATTACAATAAGCTAATCTCACTTATCAACCAACTATTACAATAGCTTTACTCTATTCACTTATTCACTTGTGTTTTTCTCACAAACTATGCTTTCGATAGTCTCTTAACCTTCAAACTTATATTTAAAAATATAAATAAGCTCGGCATAGGATTCTTTTAATCCCCTATTAGCACATTTTCTAGTCATCATTTCCTATAACTCCTAAACGTAAAATGTACACCTTTTTACAGTCCACCTAGTTTTACATGAGCCGTGGTGTAGTTCTTAACCCATGGGTGGGAATACATTCCCTTCTTTATTCTTCTTCATAACCTTTGCAGAAACGTAATCTGGAACAAGTCTCTTGCTTGTACATTCTGCACACAACTTTGTAAGCCAGTAATATTCACTGTCTTCATGGATGTTATCTTCATCTAATACATAAATGATTTTTGGAAATGCTGTTGTTACATTAACGCCTTGAGGATTTTTCACACTTTCAATCCTCTGCTTAATCATTTCCTCAATACACATTGCTAAGTCTTTTCTTGGCTGTCCATCTGGAACTTCATCTAAATAACAAAATACTGTAATAAATGGAGCTTGCACTATAAGTAGAAATATTTCTATTTCCTAGTCTAATGACTAGCTTATAGTAGACTAACTCTTCTTCTATCAATTGATAGGTAGTTATGCATTTTGAGCGGTATTCATATCCACCCTACTTGGCTACACTCATCACCAATAGTCGTTACACCTTTAATAATTCAAAACATATTTATAATTGAATTATCACTTGGCACGGTATTGTCAGCTATCTATTTTTATTAAAATAAACCTTAGATTCTCTTACGAAGCGTATTCGTGCGTACTCTCCATTTTAGTACATATGCCTTATTTAACTTCTACCGTTAGCAAGATTTTTATCTCACACCCATTGAATAAACATGGTTAACATAATTTTAAAACGGCAAATCATCTACCGTTTGTTGTTGAGAGAGTCAAAAATTGATATTGCAATGTTTGAATGCCATCTTTAATTTCTTTTTTTACTTTTCTTTCAACAATATTATTTAATTGTTCTTTGGTAAGTTCTATTCCATTTTCCTTACAGTCTTCTTCTACCTCCTTGATGTATTTCTTTCTTGACACATCTACAAATGGCGAGATGTGAGATAATGTGATTGATTGTCCCAATAATATAGATTTTGTGTTTCTATTATCACTAGACTATTTCTTGCCGGATTTGTGTTTCCAACCACTCTGTTTCGGATTATTCACCTACTCCATATAGGATAGTCGTTACATTAATAAACCTGTGTGACTTTATGGCTCTTGCATTCGCATTCGTTATCTAAATATCTTCTAAACTGTGTTTCACTGATACCAATGAATTTAGAAGCAGAAGATACTGTACTGAATTCATATTTGTCATCAATGACTATTTTTCTTTTAGCTTTATGTTTTACTTTATTGACTTTTCTTCCTCTGATATAAGCATTTTTATTATTGTCTGATTGTGATACCCATTGTAAATTGCTACTTTCGTTATTCTGTACATTGTTATCAATATGGTCAATCGTGTTATTCTCTTCTGAATAACCATCTACAAAGTTGTGCCCTACAAGTCTTGCAAGATTAACGTTTTTTCTTTGACCGTTATCATTAACAATACTTACATACATTCTTCCGTTCCTGACATTTGGTGATGGGCTTAATAGCTTGTAGTCTTTTGTCTTGACTAAGCGATGTTTAACTCTTCCCATATTAGACACATAATATCCACTGTAGCCTAGGATTTCTTTCCATTCCTCACCATTCAATTCTTCAAATTTATGTGGTTTCTGTTTTTCTTTAAGAACTTCACTTGCCTTTGCTCTTCTTTTCAATGTTCTGTTTCTTGAAGAGATTCTAAGTTCTTCATTTACCTTATATGTATACTTTAAAAAGTCCATAGACACATTTAATAACTTAGCAATTTCAGCATCACTCATACATTCATTCATCCTAGAGATAATAAAATCTTTATTCTGTGAGATAAATTTTCTAATCTTAGGACTCATTTTATATGTCTTTTTCTGAATAAATCCCCATTCTTTAATAGCTTTAGATAACTCTTTTCTGTTTACTTTGATATTTGAACTAATCGAACTAATGCTTTCCCCTCGTTTACAGTAAAGATACTCAATCGCATCCTTGTTCAATTCGATTTTTTCCTTTACGGTCACAACAAATTATCCTTTCCAAATAAGTTTATTAACACGAGATTAGACATTCCATCCTTCCTCGTTAGCCACGATACCGAGTATCGTAACCGCTAGCAATGCCAGCTTAAGAGTGTTTGAATACGGCAGATTTATCTTTTTAAACCGTATTGACTGCTTGCTACCTGAGCAACAATTTGACTTGTAACAGTGCAAGCGGTTCTAAATGACTTTGGTTTTTCAATTAATGTCTCACTGATTACAGTACCGTTTTGAAGCATATCTTCTAAGTTAATCAAACAGCAATTGGTCATGGGCATGAGCGGTGAATAATCAGTATCATGAATATGAATAATGCCTTCTTCATGTGCTTTCCATACATCATCTGGGAAGATTTCTTTTGCCATTTCACGACATGTGAATCCTGCAATATAGTCACGCATTGTTGAAATGATACGTGTATCTTTATTAGAATTTTCCTTCTGTGATTCCTTATCATTTCCATCAATGAGCTTTTTCACCTTGTGAAAACGATTTTCAAAATCCTTTCTGAGAGCACGTTTCTTTTCCTTGTCGTAGCGATACTTGATATACGCTTTTGCGACCTCATTCTCACGATAATCCATCAAGTAGTTTTCTACCGAATCTTGAATTTCCTCAATATCAACTTCCATATGCTTCTTATCATTGATTGTTTTGATTGAATCAATTGTTCTATAATCGTCTTCAATTTCATCTGCAATGATTTCAGCTACTTTCTTCTTGACAATACCTACGTCATTCATGGCTGCGAGAATTGCATTCTCAATTTTCTTTTTGTCGAATTTTACCTTTCGACCGTCTCTTTTAATTACATTAATTTCCATCAATTATCCCCTTTCTAAAAGTCTGTCTCTTCATATTCTTCACATTCGATTCTTTCTGCTTCTTTGTAATTCTTGAATGTGTCAAGAGAACAGCATCCATGTTCAAATCTGTTCTGCTGATTGAATGATTTTCTGATTTCAGACATAACAGAATTCTTTGCACAAAGAAAAGCATATTCATTAAGAGGTTTTCCCCTTGATGGGTCAAACTTGTTAATGCTGTTCATAACGGCAATCTTTGCGACAGAAACATAATCATCAATAAGTTCTTTTTTCTTGACGTGTTCAGTCACAAAGCCATAGATTCTAGGCTCAATATCAAGATATAAGTCAAGAATATCATCAGTCGTTAGTTCCATATGTTCACCTCCTTTAATGTCAACCAAACAATGAGCATCTTATAAGCTCTTGTCCTCGACTTCTCTAGTATTATTATATAATTTATTAGACAGTAAATCAACAAATAAATGCTATACTAACAATGTTTTTAATGAAGTTTTTCTATCAAAATTGGCTTTGATTTTTACTGCTCTATTAACTGTTTTGACATCTCCTATGTGATAGCATTTCTCTCTCATTCTGGTCATTCCTACATAGATAATGTTTGAATTTAGCATGAATGTATGAGATGAAGCCGTGATAAGAATGACAACCTTTGATGAATCACCCTGAGACTTGTGAATAGTGAGTGCATACCCAAGGCTCATTTCTGACATATCTGACTTGCTGTAAAGAATCTGCTGACCATTAAAGTCAATGATTACATCATCTCCACTAATCATCAATATTACGCCAGTCTCACCATTCGCAATAAGAACAGTGTCCCCATTGTGGATATCAGATATTCTATCTTTATTCCCATGCTCATTGTCATATTCCTTTACGGTACATGGCATGGCATTATAATTGTTCTGATTCTGAATAACAATATCTCCTACATAGTACGTTACATCTCCATATGATATGCTTTGTGGACTATTTCTTCGTGCGTTTCTATTGGCTAGCTTCTGTAACCATTTATTGATTTCATTGCATCCTAAATCCCCTTTTCTATATGGAGACAGCACCATGATATCATCAGCCTTGTATTCTCCAAGAAGTCTCTTATAGATGTTGATAACATCCATCTTGATATTCTCCTTCTCTGACTGAATGAATGCATAATCCTTATTACTTCCAAATATTGTAATTTTTCCGTTTACACCATCAAGATATTTCTTTCTGTTTCTTACGTCTGTAGCTACCTTCATAAGCCCACCATCGCTGTATCTAAAGACTTTTGTGAGGTTTACCTTTGGAACGGATGGTGAAGAAAGAAGGTCGTAGAACACGTTTCCACAGCCTACAGAGGGCAACTGAGCAGCATCTCCTATTAATAAAATCTTAGTTTCATGAGGATTTATTGCTTCAAGAAGTGACCTGAAAAGGAAGATATCAATCATTGATGTCTCGTCAACGATGACAATATCAGTCTTGAGCTGATTTTCACTGTTATAAACGAACTCACCATTGCTATATCCGAGTGCCCTGTGGATGGTACTGCTCCCATGATTGGTATATGACTGTAGCACCTTGCTTGCCTTGCCAGTAGGAGCAAGGAGCATGAAGCTTAGATGATTGTCAACAAGCATCTTAACAAGAAGTCTTGTTGATGTGGTCTTACCAGTACCGCCTGCACCATTCAGAATGGCAATGTTATTCTCGCATACCATCCTGAGTATGCTTCTCTGTTCATCGGATGGGTTGAATCCATCAATCGATGTGTATTTGTCATATTCAATGTTCCATTTGTTATCAACTGATTGCAAGTTCTTAATCATCTCTGCAACCTTTTTCTCTGTTTTTCTCGTTCTGAATAGAGAGATGCACACATTGTCATCAATAACGAATACTTCAAACTTCTTGTTTAATGAATCCTTTTCATCACTGAAAATATTCTTCATGTTTGCGTATGCTTCTGGAACAAGGCTCTTCACTTCATCATTGAAATCCTTGAACAGCATGAGAGTGTTGCCGTCTCCTTCATTTCTCTTGAGAACATACTGCATACAAGCAATGCATCTGTCTTCGGAAGTAATCATGTCACTGTCAAACTTGCCTTTCTTTGCAAGACTTAGAATGAGACTGTCAGCCTTGACAAAACCAAATCCACATACATTGCATATGCACTCATATGGCTTTTCCTTTAGAAGCTGTTTGACAAGTTCAGCATTTTCATACTTGTCGTAAATCTTTCTTATCATTGCCATTGACAATGCACCATCAAACAATGCAACGATGTCAGCTAACTTAAAGTTCTCCTCAATCTTTCTCTTAATCTTTGACCATGCCTTCTCTTTTATTCCATGAAGTAAGTTTAGGTCTGGTTCTTCACCTTTCTCAACCATTTCAATGATGTTCGGATAGTTCTTGAAAATTTCATCGGCATATCTTTCTGGCATGATTGCACACAGAAAGGCATATGTCTCTTCAAGAGACTTCGGCTTATCTGCCGATATGCTCTTCATCTTATATCCTCCACCATACTTGTTATCTTCAAATCTTGCTTCAACTATATAGTCAATTCCATGCTCAAGTCTCTGAATCGCACCAGACAATGAGATGTTACCATACTTGTTCTTAATGACATCTCCATCAATGACTTCCAACACGCTCATTGCATATACTCGAAATGTATCACTATCATATACACATTTCTCAACTTGTGCTCTTACCTTTATATCTCCCATTTTATCGTTCCTTTCATTCCAAGTTTCAATCAGTATAGTAAAGTTTTATATTCATTTAGGACGTTTTCCAATTCGTCAGATTCAGTCCATTTTCCATTAACAAGCTTGTATTTAGGCATCTTCACTATATCTTTCACACTAAGAAGCGAAAACTTATCAACTGGATTATCCTTGAAACCACTTCTTATCTTCACAAACATTTCATCACCAGTGCGTATGTGACGCATATAGAATGATGGTTTGTACATGTTCCCTTTAAGCTCGCTCACGACAACCCAGTACGAATCATTGACAGTTTCATCCTTGTATTCACAATATCCCATGCTGTTCTTCTCTGCCTTAAGCTGACTTATCATATCAAGCTTTTCATTATTATCCATTTGTAAAGCAATATGCTTAATAAGTCCCTTGTTATCTATTCCTCTGAACTGCTTTTCTGTCTCCTTTTCACTGTATCTTCTCACTGTTGAAATGCTTATTCCAAGTTCATCTAACTTGTCCTTCTTTATGACGCTTGACTTCCATAATTTATTGAATATGTCAACAACACTTAGGAGGTACTTATTACCTCCGAACTTCCTAAAGAAGTTAAGTCTTATAAGAATGTCAAGCTGATTCTTCTTTACATCTGTGTTGTTCTTGATATCGTAAAGCAAGTCAACAAAATCATCATATTCATTCCTGTCTGCAAGCTCATAAAGCTGATTAGCTATCTGTACATTCATATCCTTAATAGACTTGATTCCTTTATAGATTGACATTGTTTTCTTGTCATATGAATATTCAGCTCTTGAATAACCGAACTCAATAGGCTTCAACTCTATTCCATAATACTTAAGTTCATTGATTAGCTTCTCAGTCCTGTCAATATCATCTCTATAGCTTTCAAGAACAGTTGCATAATATTCAAGTGGATAATGAGACTTAAGATAAGCTCCATAGATTGAATCATATGCATAGGAAAGTGAATGGCTTGCATTGAATGAGTATCTTGCGGCTGACTCAACGACTGCAAATGTTTCATCAAATCCATCTTTCCTTCCTACCTGTCTTATCCATCCTTCCATAAGGCTTTTCTTTAATTCTTCAAGCTCTTCATGAGTGAACTTCTTTTTTGATATCTTCTTTATGATTGTATATGTCTCTGTCTCCTCAATTCCAAGCCATATCAGATACTTCATGATAAGTTCCTGATAAATCATTCTGCTTGAACCATCCTCAAGAAGACTGTCCAATTCAGCAACTCCTGTGGTGTATGGTTTCCTGTCAAGAAAATCATCTCTGAGAGGGGCACATCCCGGTCTCAGTATTGCTACGAAAGCTGACATATCCTGTACGCTATGTGGTTTATATCTCATTGCACACTGTCTTCCGAAATCAGAATCAGCTTGATTAATCGTACATGTAAGCCCTTTTGAGTACACTTCCCATGTCTTGTCATCCTTTGCTACAAGCTTGTTTAGTTCATCAATTGTAGGGATGTCAATATTTGCCTTTCTGCATGTCTCTGCAATAATATTAATGACTTCAACCTTGAGATAGTCATTCTTAAGATATTTCCATCTGTCACAGTTGTAACCATCAAGAATGCAACATTCATGTGTCTCCATTGCATTTGTGTCCTTGTTCTTTGACCTAATTGTCAGTGTTCCCATCTCTTCATCAACTGGCTTGTCAAATAGAAGCATTGAACATGGACTCACTGAAATTGAAGTAATGACACCGACAAAATGTTCACTTTCCTTGATGATGTCACTCCATTTCTTGTCATTTCTATAGCTATCAATGTTCTTTGCAACATCATCATATTCATGTATATCCATTCCTATTGCCCTGCAATAAAGACGAAATGCGGATGAATCCTGCAATGGCTTGAAAGAAAGCATCCACTTACAGTTTTCTTTTCCTAGCAAGTCATATGTTGCATTTATGAATGGCTCTTGGTCATTCATATTTAAGTCAATATCTGGCAACGAATGGCTCTTAAGAATACGTGTCGCACTCATGAAGCGTGATGGGAAAAGCGTTATGGGTGATGATATTCTGTCAATGTTTGTAAGCCCAAGAAGCTTGTTTATATAGAAGCTTACGGCAGAACCTCTTCCTGTCTTCGTAAGGATTCCACCATATTTCTCTTTCGCTACTTTAGAAATATAGTAATCATCAACGAAATATGCAGACATTTTGCAGTCCTCGACAGACTTCATTTCTTTTACTATTTCTTTAACGTATTTGCCATGAAGATATTCTGGAATATTTTTCTTTTCCTTATGCCATGCATCTACAATAATTCTTCTAAGTTCTTCTTTAGAATTATCAACAACACTTGGAAGCTTTATGTTCTTGTTAAGATGTGTTATCGGTTCAGCATTCTGGAATATGAGAGTGTTCTCAAGTGCTTCGTTTATTTCTTCATTACTGAGTACACCCTGCTTTTTATATCTTTCTATGATTGTGTCATAGTCTGGATAATCAAGAATGAAGTTATCTTCCATTGCCTGCTGTCCATAATCACCATCATCTTTTTCTCTTGATGTCTTCCTCTTATCTCTTATGTATAAATCACGATATTTACTATCATTTTCATGGATATAATGGCTGTCATTTCCATGAATGATTGGAATGCCTAGCTTATCATGAATTTCAAGCAAGAACTTGTTTACTTTCCTCTGAGCATCATCATCATGGTCTTGCACCTCAAGAAAGAAATTACTTCCAAAATAATTATATGCTTCAATAATGAATCTAACATCTTTCCACATTCCACCTATACAGGCGGTGGTGATTACAAAATTGTCTGGATTAAGTGAGAACAACATATCATGGTAAACTCTAGGCTTGTAATAATACCCCTTTTTCCATGCCACCGACAGCATTTTGTTAAGCTGTTGTGCACCATCATCATTCATAGCAATGATAACAAGGTGGTTGCTTTTTCGTGTCTTTTCGTTAATGTCATTTACATAATATACCTCTGCACCTTCAATGACCTTTAAATTATATTTCTCAGCAGCGTTCATCCATTCAAATACGAATCCCTGATATCCATGATTTGTCGTGAACACCGAATCATGACCAAGCTCGACTGCTCTTTTGCAATATTCATCAATGCCAGTGACAGAATCATGCACAACGATATTCCCATAGTAATCATGCTTATGATAATTGTAGTATATCTTACCCATATCCTCACCTCTCTAATAAAAAAACATATATGCTACAATATTGATTATACAATAATCGGCATATATGTTCAATAACAACTGTCAAATTAATTATGAGAATAATGAATTTAACCAGTCTTCATCGGTAACTTCACTGTTTGAAGCATCACCCCTACTGATATTCATCATTTCAAGAATATCTCCATTCTTCTTTGCAAGATATTTCTTGAATGGTGGAATATCATCAATAGGATATCCACATAATGTTGTAATGAAGTACTCATTCTTCTTATATGTATCATCATCATCATAGAATATTTTTTCATCAAGTGATGAATTAAATTCATCAATATTCTTTCGGATATCTTTTACTGTTCCTACGACATAATCAGTCCATTTGTTGACAAGTTCTTCTGTCACTTTTGTCCTTACCCAACAGTCATCAAAATCAAATTCATCAAGCACTTCTTCTGGAAGAACGTCAAGTGTATTCTGTGTTGTCATCTTTTCAATATATTCATCAATATTGTCATTATAGCCACGTCTACGTAGCATCATCTTGACATTTGATACAAGGCTATCAACTAGCTTGCTTCTCTCGATTTCTCTTGTCTTTTTCTTTCCATTAGCTTGAGTGAATGTGACATTTACATATTTCATGAAATTCCACTGAACAATAATATTCTCATATGGAACACCCATTTGATGAAGTCCGATGGCATATAAAACAAGCTGTCCTAGTTCATCTTCCTTCTTGTCACCTTTATAAATAGTTGATGTCTTCCAGTCTGAAAGATAATAAATACCATCCTTCTTGTAAAGAAAATCAATATACCCCTGCAACAGAATATCATCATCAAACTTGATTGGAACAAACTGTTCAATAGCAACTTTTCCGTCAATTGCCTTATGATTCTTAAAGAAATGAATCAAGTCATCTCCATATTTTGCAGCAATCTTCTTATCCTTTTCAGAATCGTTTCTGTCAAACTTGCTGTCTCCAAGCTCATACATTGACATCCATAGTGCATCAAATGTATCAGCCATTTCATCATATCTTATCTTCTTACTATAGTATTTCTCTAGTGTCTCATGACATGCTCCGCCAAGCTCGGCATATACATTCGATAGTGTCTGTTTCTTTCTTAGCACGTAGCTAAGATAATAGATATATTTTGACGTATGCCACAAATGGATTCTTGACCACGAATAAATCACATTTACACCATACTTTTTCTTTATCTCATTCAGTTCCTTCCACGTTTTTCTCATTTTACTCCCTTTCTTTTCTCAATAATTTTCTTATATGCATTATGCATATTCTCACTATAGATAATTCGATTGTTAAAAAGTTTTCTGTAATCCCTATCACATGCATCGGCTGGACTATCCTTTTCATTAAGAATGCCATCCTTATCATGAATGAATGAAACCATTCTCATGCCATAGAATTTTTCACATATTTCAAATACATCTTCTATGTCAACGTCCTTGTCCATTGCAATGATGACTTCCCTTACACCAAGCCCATTGATTATTCTGACCTGTTCATCACTCATTACATGACCTTGCAATGCAACGCATGAACTGTCAAGAAGACTGTCTCTCTTAAGAACTGACTTCTCTGCTTCAAATACTGTCACATATCCAAGACTTTCAATATCCTTCATATTTTCCCAAAGTCCATATAAGTTTATTTGTTTTGGATAATTTTTTGTAATCATATACTTTCGTATACCTAGCTTGTCACAGTCATCAATTGACGAGCGTCCATTATAGCCAAGTAGCTTTCCATTAATCCAGTATCTTAAAGGTATCATTGTTCTTTTGTTATTGAATGAATAACAAATCCCGAACTTATTCGCTGTCTTTTCTGCTATACCTTGTCTAAGGAATGATATATGTTCATATGGAATATAATCCTCACGGTTCATGTATCTTATTTCACGATATTCGTCATATGAATGACCAGACATTGACTTTATTTCAGTAAATATATCAAGAATTGATTTATTTTCTTTATTATCATCCTTCTTGACATATGATTTTTCAATCTTTATTCCAAGGATTTCATGAAGAAATACAACGGCATCATAGAATCCATTTCTTTTCTTCATGACTCCAAGGTTATACTGTATAAGTGTGAATATGTCATTAACCTTATTATTGAAATATTTTTCCCTTGTGTAATCCTTCACACCAAGAAACTCATTATTGAAAACATTAATGGCTGTAGGATTGTCACCATCAATGTTGCAGGCTGAATAATACCTTCCATCATGGAGCTTTATTTCAGTGCATCCTATATTTTCAAGAACATAATCTATCTTGTTATTTTCATATACATATTTCTTTATTTCCTGTGTAGTCATGACTAGTAATCTTCCATTATATTACAAGTTCCAACATCCTTGTGCATATTCGTGCTTAAATCATATTCAGATATAATCTGTTCTGAATCAGATTCACCAAATCTGTTCTTCGTGATGAAGGTAATCATGTAATACTTCCCTTCCTTAAGCTTACATGGAATCCTAGTATGACCTTCCTTTCTGTAATATGTAATTTCTTTTCTACCTCCTTCATATTCATCTGAAAAAGGTTTACGTAACATAATGTTACAGTCAACTACATCAAGAATGTTCTTTGCCTGCCCTACATCAGCATTGGAATAGTGTCTCATTTTTACTGATGATTTTGAAAGCTGATATGTAAATATCATTGTGACGTTAAGGGCAGATGGCTTGATTACATCATAGATTGAACGCATATCTCTTTCCATTTCCTTCCAAGTCTGTGAATTGGCATCCATATCCGCACTTTCCTTGAATGTATCAAGAATGAAAAGTCCATATCCAAGAGCAGAATATTTTCTGATTATTCTCAGTTCCTCTGAGATTGTATATTTTTCAAGTGGAATGATTATAATACTGTTTTCCTTAAGTCTCTTGATTATATCAGAAGCCTTGTATAATGCTTCTTTCATTTCATTTGAGAATCCTCCCTTTGCCAACATACCCTTATGGATATACTGACGTTCACCATTTGAATCAACATAACCTCCAAGATGATTATTCACAATCCACACAAGCATTTCTTTCTGGACTTTCTTTTCATCTTCTTCATTTATTGTCATGACAACCTTTTCTCCATATTTGATTACGGATGGAAGAATATAGTTAATTACCGTTGTTGATTTTCCTACTCCCGTATTAGCACCTATTCCATAGATTTTGCCATGCATATTGATTCCAGATATCTTGTCTGTAAGAATGCTCGCATTATCAAGTGGCATTCCTAGTTCTTCGCCATTGTCTAGCGATTCAATCAATTCATCAATATCATTATCAATGCCTACAGCCTTGACTCCATCATTTGCTTTTAGAAAAGCATTCTGCAATATCAATGTAAGTTCATCATAGATGTCAGCTGCACTGATGTCCTTGTATTCCCTAATCCTGTCACCAAATACAAAGCCATCTTTTGAAAGCATAAGAAGACAGTTCCACTTCTTCAAGTCATCAGCATAGGCAAATACATTCTCTTCATTGATGTACTCAGAGGCCTTGCGAATCGTATCATATCCGCCACTCTCGACATAAACCCTTGCAAGATTCTCATGCTTTCTTAGATACATTCCAACAGTTATCTCATCAAGGGTTTTCATCTTGTCATCAATAAGACATCCTCGTGCAATTTCATAATACACTCTCCAATTGTTATTGGAAAAATCATTTCTTTCAATATCAATATCAAAGATAATTCTAGGATTCTTATAAATTGAAGCGACTATGTTTGCTTCGGAACCTAATTTCAGTCTCTCAATTTCAGATATCTCAGCCGTATTGAGAGATTTTTTATCGTTATTATTATTATCTTTTATAGCAATCATCCCCCTAGAAATACTTCTTTAATCTCTTGCTTACTTCTTTATGAGAAGCCTTGTATTGCATTTTCTTGTTTCTATCCGTGTGTCTGCTATCAATATGTTCAAGTCTCTTTATATACATCTCATTTTCTTTTCTTGCCTGTTTGTCTCTTTCATACACTTCATTGATTTTTCCATTAATGATTTTACCAATGTATGACATCATTGAACTCTCGCTTTTGAAATTCTTTGTTTTCAGTGCGTATTCAATACTTGGCTTGCAGGCAATGAATGTATACATAATCACACGGAAAGGATATTTTGCCTTGTCCTGAATCTTTGTATTCTCAACGGCTTTTCCATATCTTATTCCAAGAACAGAAAGAACTATAGTATCTGACAGCTTTTGGTTTTCATCATAATGAAAGATTTCTTTTTTAAGATATTCATATAAATCTCCCCATTCTTTCTTTTCTTCTTCTGTTAATTTATGCTTAGCCATTGTTAAGTACCTCTTTTACTAAAGAACCAAATCTTTCATTGAATACTTTTTTTACGCTATCTTCTCGTTCATACATTTTCTTCTTTATATCTGATACATCAATATCAGAATATTTTTCTACATAATCCATAAATATATCAATGTCACGACCGAATACAAGTTTATCACATGAATCATATAATGTAGAATTTTTATCAGTTACATCTGGCATATTTCCATCATAGAAAATGAATAATATATCATCCTTTGTAGATTCATCAGTAATTAATGATGGATTGTAAATAAGATGTGTAACACCATCAGTCCTGATATATCCATCCATATTTGAATTTTGAAGATGGCAATAACTTTCTGGCAAATCCCTTACAGTTAATTTTGTCCTATAATAACGATTATTTCTATATGCAAATAGCATTCCATCTGGAAGTTCGTTATCTACACAGACAATTCTATCATATTTTAACGACATACCATTTTTATTACATTGCTTCTTTAATATTTTTAAATCCTTCTTTTTTACCCATCCAGAATATTTATCCTGTGGTTCATTATGATTATGTGGAACAAACATAAATGGCATACCTTTAACAAATTTAATAAAGTATTGTCTATTATCAAAACATGATATAGACACAAATATGTAAAAATTATCATCAACATCTCTTAAATATTTAGTACTTGTGTATCTAAGATAGTACGCATTCGCAAGTTTTCTCAAAATATCACCATCCTTTAAAAAAATCTAGTGTATTCAAGTGAATGCACTAGATTCAGTTTTCATATACTATTTTTTATGATTCAGAAGATTCAATGAAATCAATAACTTTCTTTGCTGTTTCTACATCGACAATATTTAAAGGATTTCCAATTCCTTCATTCTTGAGATACTTTACAAGAGGTGCTGTCTTTGATGTATCTCCTTTGTTTTCTGTAATGTATGAAACAATTTGCTTCTTAAGTTCTTCGAGGTTATCTGATTCTTTCTTTGCCTGCTCATGTTTCTTCACGATTTCAGCAGCTTGTTCCTTTTTAATGGCATCTTCTTTCTTTCGTTCATTAATGTTTCCTTCAATTGATTCTTCAATTGCATTCTTGATAGCTTCAATATACTGGTCTGCATCAAGGTCAATTACTGGTGTAATGCTTGCAAAACGCGACTTTGTTTCAGCTACATAAGCGTCTGGTCTGAATGCAATCTTTCTTGATTCATTCTTTACGTGACCTTTCACTACTTCCTTTCCATCAAAGCCTTTCTTTCCAGTCTTTTCCTTCTCAATGCTTCTATCAATATATGCAATGCCTACCACATCTAGCTTGTTCATGATTCCATCAAGATACGTTCTTTCAGCATCACCAGTAAGCATTGAGTAGCTTTCACCAGTAAATACATCAACTTTGTCTTTTGTCTTTACGTGTCCAATCAAGAAGAAAGCAACACCGACTGAATGAAGTTTCCATAAATTATCCATGATAATTTCTAAGGCTTTCTGTTTACCTCTATTAAATCCACCATATGCACTATTGATTGTGGTTGCCTTCTTTTGCTTAGGGTCACTTCTGATTTCCCTATTGTATAATGCAACAACTTCTGGCTCTGCAATGTCAATCAAAGTATCAAATGTATCAATAACAACGCATCTTAAGTTCTTGTAATCTGTTGTCTTGTTTTCAATGATATCATTGATTACATTAATGAATCCAACCGAGTTAGTAAATTCATTATATCCATTTTCATCATATCCATTTTCTTCATCTTCCTGTGTTTCCCATGCAGGACATGAAACATAGTTGATTCCATCAATTGCTTTCTGACCATCTTCCTTTCCACATTCAAGGAATAGATATCCATCATCATCCTTACATAATTTCTTCATTACATTATAGGCAAGTGTTGTTTTCCCAATGCCTTTTTCTCCGAATAATGCAAGATTATATTTCAAGATATCTGTTGATACTTTATTCTTTCTTCCAAATGCCATTTTCTTTTCCTTTTATTCCTTTCATTCCATTTATAATAATACTGTCGACTTCGCAAAAATAATACATTAATTGCTAAAATGCCATATCCTTGAGCATCTGTTCAAGGTCATCCACATCATCTAAATCATCTGCCGCACTGGCATCAGTATTCTTTGTTTCTTCGTCTTCTTCTGCCGACAAGTCGATATCAAGGACACTTTCATCATATTCGTCTGGAAATACCTGTAATGAAGCTGTTACATTTCCATCTTCATCCTTTGCCTTTCGCACATGAAGATTAGTAAGAACCATCTTTCTCTGTCTGTCGGAAGTTGACACCATTCCAAGCACATCTTCTTCCGTATAAAGTCCTAATGAGATAAGTTCTTTTAAATCATCTGGTACATCATCCATTGTAGCTTTTACAACTGTTCCGCCTTCATGAAACTCACCATTGAATACGATTCTTGAAACACCTTTCTTAACTTTTAGAACTTTCTTGATGATAAGTTCTCTCTGTTTCTCTGTCACATCATTAAATGAGAAATAATATGTATAAGGAAGTGCATTGATTTTCTTGACTTTCTTGCCATCATATTTATAAATATATGATGCAACATATCCTTTAATTTCAAGTTCATTTAATTCTTTATCAAAGTCACCAATAGAATCACTTGATAGTAGAACTTCCTGTACAAACGTAGCCTTGAAATCATTTGCCTTGTCAAAGTCTGGCTTATTAACAATGTTTGATAAAACAATATTATTTGGAATTAACTGTCTTGTTGTGTTTCCATTATAATATCCATATTCAATCTTTCCAGATACTCTTAATACAGAATCATCCTGAAGATTTTCATTAAGATAATTAATCACATCATACATTGAAAGGAATTTCTTATAGACAATATTGCCTTTAACATCTTTTTCAATTCCGACTGTAATGAAATCAAATTCTGACACTTCTTTAAGAATTTCTTCATTCATTCTGTCATCCCAGTCTACAGTGAATTGTGTCTTCCAGTCTGTCTTTCCATCCTTGTCTTTCGTATGACAATAAATCAAAGTTCCACGAGGATTATAACCATCCTGCAAATGAACATAGATTGTTCCATACTTTGAGCCACAGTCAATCGGCATTTCAAGTCTATTATATACATATCCTGTTCCAGACTGTGATTCTACATCAATCTGAAAAGGATTCTTTCTCCCTCTTGAAAACTCACCGACCAGTGTAAAACTTCCTGCTGATGTTTTTAACTCTTCTTTCATTAACGCTCTCCTTCTTGTTATTTGTTTTTGTTTGTATTGCATTTAGCAATCATTAATCCTTATGCTTATATATTAAATCTTTTATATTTGATTGTCAATAAATAAACAAACATAATTATTTAATTTTCTTCCACACATTCGTAATGTTTCCGCTGAACGAATCAATATAATCAAAATTACCCATTACGATTGCTTTCTTGAAAGCATTCCTTGCAGAATTAGTATCAATTACAAACTCGATTGCAGATTTATCATGTGTCGTAAAAGTTCCAGTCAAATCAGTATCTTTATCTGCTTTTTCCTCTACCTTGATAATCTTTATGAATTTATTCTTGTCTGTCTTGAACACAAATTTGTCACCAACGACACCATAGGCACTCCCCAAAGCAGCTCCAATATATCCATCATTGCTCATGAGAAGTCCGTCATCATTAATATTAATCGCATTGCTATGAATTAGCTTATGCTGAGGTGAAGTCTTATCTGTTATCTTTTTATAATCCATATAGGACTTTGTATTTAACCCACCATAAGCAATTCCAACTTGCTTTCAGTTGTTCTCAACATTCTTTACTCTATCTTCAAGACTGTTGATTCTATCATTTGCATTATTGACTTTTCTATCTAGGTCTGATAGATACTCATAATCACCACTAAGTTCTGTAGCATGTTTTTCTAATTCACTACCGATATCTTTAACCTCTTTTTTGATTTCACAAACATCATTCTTGTTCTTTTCATATTCGTGATGTTTATAACTTTCAAATAATGTCAAGCACACAATAGATGCAATAACAATAACGTCAAATACATATCTACAGATTCTTTTAAATTTGAATTTATTCAGAATAATCATCTCCTAACTTTGACTTTCCAATGAATGTAATCATGTCTTCATTCTCGTTAATGACTTTGTAATATACAACATCATTGACTGGCGAACGAAAACCGATTGTGTAGACAACACCATCAACATTCATCTTTGTCTTCATCACAACGCCAATACATCCTTTCAGATTAATTCCTTTTGTAAATTGAACTACATCGCCATTACTAAACATCATTATTTAATCACCACCTTTAGCTATTGTCAAGTGAACATATTTAACATACCATTAATCGCAATTATTTTTGTCATTGCGATTAATGATATATTATTATACATTTTTTAGAATCTACTAATCATATCATTCATTTCATCTGAGAGCATAAGATTAATCGAATCATCTGACGTATAAATCTCAATTTCACAAAGATAATCTTTTGAATCAAAAGTAATCCATGTTATAGAAATTATCGCTCCATCATTGGTATAGATACCTTTTAGATAATCAACATCATTGACTTCAAAAATATCGTCATTTTTATAACACACATCATATTCTGTAACTCCAACGATATTTTTAACATTATATAGCTTTTCTAAGATACATTTAAAATTATCCATTGTGACAAACAGCTCTCTTGGTTTATCATTGATAATCTCATTAACTGTATTCTCTCCAAAAATATAATTCAGAATATTTCTTTCTTTTGAAAAGTCTCCTTTAAAAATATCGGCTGAAGCATTTCCTTCTAAATCCACATCTAAATCCAAAGCATAATTCATATAAACATTCCCTCTCTTTTTTTTGTTATAAGTTTTTCGACAAGTCACTTTTAAATTATATATGAAATAATATCACATATCAATATATAAAAGTAATATATGTGAAGATTATTCATATTAATTACCAAAAGTAATGAAAATAATGATTCGCAAATGATTGATTATCACATAATAATATTTTAGAATATGTCTAGGTGATAAAAAATGTATTTAAATGATAATCTTAAATATCTACGAAAAATGAACAACATGAAACAGGAAGATGTAGCTGAAGCACTCGGCTATAAATCGTACACAACAATATCTAAATGGGAAGATGGAATCTCGACACCAAATATTGAGTCTCTTGTCAAACTATCTGATATGTATGATGTCTCAATAGATTCGATGATTAATACGAATCTTTCCGAGAACCCAGACATATTAAACAAATGGAAGAAGTTTCTCAATAATGAAGATATGTTTGCCATGCTTGTAAAGCTACACGATATCACCAGAACAATGGATAGAGAACAAATTAAGAACGTTCTGGCATATGCCATCAATATATCCAATGATTAGCATCCATTGGCGTCCTATATAATACATTGAAATTTTTCAAAACGGTAGTAAAAAAATATAAAAATATTTTTACATAATAACATAAAACAATGTCGAATAAATAATATACAATATATAAATACGGCTGATTTCTAATAAACTAATTATTATAATCAGCCGTGAATTCTAATATTTAACTCCGGCATTAAGTGATGTACACAATATCTGATATGTATCTCTAAAATTGAAAAACTCAAATTTCTTATAAGCACCTTTATATTCTCCAATGAAGTAATCAATCTTATATGAATCATTTGGATGCTTATTTAACACCTCTTCAACTAAATCAATACCTTCCTTCTGGCATTTATCATATACATAGTTAAACATTCCAGAAAATCTCAATGATGAACTATTTACACGTCCAATCATATCCTTGTCTGGTGCAAATTGTTTAACCTTGAATCTTACTTTATTTACTGTTGTATTAGCAAGTGAAGACTCTGATATTTGTTCCGTCCGCTTAAATATCTTTTCGGATGGTATGACATCATAGTATCTCCCAAGCTTGCCATACATTCTCTCCATATGATAGCACTTATCAATTAAAGAGAATATTTCATCCTCATCAATCTTATAGACAAGACTACCTATGTTGATTGACTTATTTTCAAAATCAATCTGGTCAATTGTCAGATTGATTAAATCTTCAAGTCTTATTCCTCTATAAAGAAGCTTAAATAATAATTTGTCATATTCAGGCGTTTTTGAATCCTTATCAATAGCATCAATCAATTCATTGAATTTTTCATTAGTTATATAACGTTTATCGACTAGCGATGCTTTTGATGCAAGCTGCTTGAACTTCATTCTGTATGTTGGATGTTCCGTTGTCTTCAACCCCTTTCTTGCACTTACGAACTGACAGTATCTTTTAAAGTACTGTCTTGCTAGTTTAATTCTTCTAAAATCATGAATTGACTTAAAGAAGTTTGAGTATTCATCATCATTAAAATATTCAAATTTTTTACCAATCAAGTTCTCATACTGTTCAAGCTTTTCAAATACGCTTATCGCCTGCATCTTGTCAGTACCACCACTTAATAACAGGAATTCTTTTTTCTCACTACTCATTTTTGATTGAGCGATTTTTTCATTTTCGTCTATTTCTCTTTCTCTCTTCATTTTGCACAACCTTTTCTCCTTTGTATAGTTTTTCATTTATACAATATCATTCAGTTGTCAATAAGTCAATTCATACAACTGAATTTTATGAATATTCCATTTCAATTTTCTCCTTAATCTATTTAAAATTTGTTACATCTGTTTTAAAATACTTAAATTATCCTCAGTTTTTGTGTTAATATATACTGCTTCTGTAACATTGGAATTATACGAATGCCCCATAAGTGATTTTACAAATGCGATATCTTTTGTCTTGTTATATACATCAGTAGCAAAGTAATGTCGTAACATATGTGGCAGAACTCTTCCACCTGAGTTTTTCTTCATCATCTTTCTTATTGTGTTTGGCTTGATTCTCTTTTCATCATTCGAGCAGAATAATGCATCGGCATTAATTGATTCATTCTTTCTTAAGTCAAGCCACTCATTTAATGATTTAATGCATGAATCAGCAAGATAAATCTTTTCATGTGATTCATTGTTATAATATCCTTTTCTGATTACATCTACATAAGGCATTCCATTATCATTCAAATGGATATTATCAACATTCAAATCAGTAAGCTCATTGATTCTCATTCCTGAACCTTTCAGCATTTCAACAATTGCAAGATTCCTTGCTCTGAGAAATTCATCTTTTGTATTACTGATATTATTAATCATATCATCTATCAGCTCATTCTCTGGATATTTGCTTTCGCTGCTAAATCTCTTTGTTTTATATTTTGATTTTGGAATTCTTTTTACTGGATTATCAATTCCATAGTTATTATTCATGTAAGAGAAGAATGATGAAAGCATATTAATGTATGTATTCACCGATGAAAGATAGTGGTCTTTACTCAATTCATCAAAGAACATAATCACATGTGAAGAAGTCACATTACTCAAATCCTGTTCATCAATGTTATTTAATAACTTGTCGAATACACCAAGATTATGCATATATTTGATGAAGCTATCAATAACAATTAAATATGTCTCCATACTTTTTGGACTGTTCAGACGAATAAAGAAATTTGTAATAACATCATTACCTTTGCACATATCATTCAGCTTAATAAAGAATTGCTTTCTTTCATCATTATATCTTTCAATCTTGTTGTATTCTTCCATTTTTTATACCTCCACTTTTTATTCGTATTATTTGCTATAGCATATTAAGCATCTTCATAGCATGTTCTTCATCATTATCAAAACGTGATGCAATATCAATGTATTCATCAACATCAGTATCATTCATATATGCTGTATAAACTAGTTTATATGAATCCCTTTCAACACCAAAATCTTCAATCAGTTCATCATAATTATAGTCCATTAGTGGTGTGATATTAGGATATTTTTTCATAATCTTATTTACTCTTTCTCGCCATATGCCATGATGCCTTCCAATCCTATTTCCATTTTCATCATTTTTATAACTACTTGATTTGAATATCGTGCAATGAAGAAGTTCATGAATCAATATGCTTAATGAAATATTTTCATTAACTCTTTTCTCAAGAAGATACCTATTGATAAATACATAAGATGGATATATGTATTCAGTTCCATTTATATAAATATACTTGAATCCTGTATATCCGTAGAAATCTTTATTGTCTCCGATATATATTGTCATATTTTCAATATCAATTGGTTCACGTCCATATTTTAAATCATCATCAAGGCAATCATCAATTATGCTGACTGCCTTTTTTATTAATGACATGACATTCTGCATTTCTGGAAAGAAATATCTTTTAGGATTATTTATATTTGTTATATGGATATTTGCAATTGATAACCTTGTCATAAACTTCTTTTAACTCCTCTTTTCTTTCCTTCTCTTTCTTTTCTCTTTCTTCTTCTGTAGGTGTCAACTTATACTGTACATAAAGACCCAATGCTAATAGACCAAAGCAAACACCCATATAGATGTAAAAATCAATTGTCATTTTTATAAGTTCTTTATCACCAGTTACAAGTGCAATAATTGGTGAAAGAATAAGTTCAGCAGGGATAACCCATTTCACGAAGAATATAAAAATCCTTCCTAAGATATATCCAATAAAGTCTTCCATTATATTTCCTCCTTCCAATGCGACTATTTCCATCTATAGTGTATCTCCAATGATTCTCTCATTCAATAAAGTCTCATTGGTGTTTGAAATATATTTCTCATAAGCTTTCTGCAATGCTTTAATATCATCATTGAACGTCTCAATTGACATTAAAGCCATGCAAAACATTTGATAATCATCGTTCATAAGAGCATTAACTTTTGTTCTCATTTTATTAAAATCGTCTTCTATAATTTTTCTTTTAATTCCTGTCATAATAATTTCCTCCATTATTATTTTTTTTTTTTTTGTTATCATCTTCAACCTCACAATTGTCAAAGTAATATTTAACATTCATTTCTCTTGTAGCGCCTTTGAAATAGCCCTTTTTTAACAAACCTTCTAATTGCCTAATTTCGGAAAATTTTAAATAATAAGCTCCTTCAACCCATTTTAAATTTTCTTCTAAAAAATCAAATTCAAATTTTGATACTTTATATTTCTTCGGATGTTCTTTGCTCCACCTTTCGACAATTTCAATTCGTTCAAAGTCATTACCAATATAATGACAACCTTCAAGTTCACTTAATGGGCATTTTTCACAATTAACGCAATTACAGTTATTAAGTCCTTTACAATTCGTTCGTAAGCTATCCCACATACGGATTAATTCCTTCTTATAAGTTTCCTTGTCCATCATTATTTATTCCTCGTCTTTATCTTTATATTCAGAATTTAGCCAATCATTCATAGGCACATTTTTCAATTCATAATCTAAATCGAGTCCAATAAGTGTTAAAGCAGGATAACTTAAATAAAATTCAGTATCTTCATCAAGAATAATATGAAAAACTTCTTTTAACTTATCACGGTTTGTTATAATTTTATTTTTTGTCATTTTAATTAATTCTCCATTACTTCACTACTTACATTTTTCATTGATTATCATCGTGCTCTGTGAATTGTTTATTCCTTTCTTTCTGATTATTACTTCATATCCACAAATGCTGCACCAATCAATAACATTATTGATTGTGGGGTTCTTGCTCCTGTCAACGCCATGCGCCCAGTTTTTTCCATCCTTTCGCATATTTATTTCTTGCAATGAATATTTTGCATTCGTTTTGCATTTTCTCAATGCTCTTTGAATATTCATGATTTCACCTCTTTAATTATTTACTATTTTTTCTTCTCTTTTTCTTTTCCTTTAGCCTAGGGTCTTTTCTTGGAATTGAACGAACAGAATCTTTGAATGTATTCATTCTTCTAATCTGATACTCACTCCCGAACCTTTGAATAAATCTCATTAGCTTTTTTGTTGATGTATGCCAGTTCTTAATATCATCTTCGCTTCCATATCGAAGATATAATCTGTCATCACATTCATTCATGTCATAATACAATGAATACCAGAATAAACATTCATCACACATGTCATCAACTGACCACGTTTCATATTCAATTTTTGATTTGTCAGTCATCCATGTCATTTCTGGAACTCCAATGAATTCCATGATTTCGTTGTATCTGCTTAACGCTCTTTTATAATCGGAACTATAGTCAATGTAATTAAGCAAGAATAATCACCTCATTTCAATTAAATTATATTTGTTTGGATATATACTGTCAATATTACATACAGTAAAATTTATAATTTTTTATCTACGCCCTCATGCGAGAGAATGTAATCAGCGAAAGAAAAGGAGTGGGATAACATATAACTTTCTATATTATTATTTATTATTTATCAATCAATCAATCAGTACAAAATCCCAGAAAGTCCAACCACATTCCCTCACATGAGGGTATAGATATATCATTATTATTAATTCATTTTCTATACATAAATCACCCTTTCATAAAATTCTAATTTCAACGCTATTTTTTT